ATAGGTCTGTACACCTCATAGAACTTTCTGACTACCGCTGCATATTCATCCATGCTCTTGTCCTCACTTTTTCTTCAGTGGTGAGATTGTTCCCTCTTTCCAGACGCTGTTATTCGGTTCTTTCATCCACTGCGGAGATAATAACTCGCAATACTCTCGCAGCACCTTCACTGCGTCCTCTGATGTGTAGCAGGTTGCGACATAGTGTCCAACCGCTTCCATGTCGGTCAGGAACTCTTTCTGTGACTTCTGGTGCTTTCCGTCTCCGAACTTCATCTCGATGTACAGTCCGCAGTAAATTCCTTTCGGGTACGGCAGGCAGAGATCAGAGACACCTGACTTCACTCCCATCTGCTTCAGTTTGACCGCCTCTGCCTTGTTTCTGCTTCCTCCGTTTGGGATATGATGCAGCCACTTCAGTTCCGGGTACTGTCTCTCGTTCCAAGCCGCCCACGATGCCACGTTAATCTGCTCTGTGTCCTCGCTTCGCTTTGCGTATCTCAAATTCATTTCTCTTCTTCCCTCCTTTCTCCTCCTGCTGTTTTCTCATTCGAGCATATATGTAATACTGGCCGTTCCACTTGTTGTACCTGATCTCTGATTCCGTGTACTCATAACCCTCTGATGCGTACCACTTGTTCAGATGCTCCTGCACTGGAAGCGTACCGTTGACCATCTTGTCCACATGGCTCTGCTTTGTCTTGTAATGATTCTTGCTCTCATCCGGTTTCTTCAGGTTCTTCGATGGAGTCCAGATTTTTTGATACTTTCCTTCTTCGGAGTCCTTCCCCTTGCCCTTCGGCTTTGACACATATTTCGCCATTCCCACGAGGCCGTTTTCGTCTTTCTGAAGGCGGCGAACCTGATTCCTCTTTCCGTATGTCCAGAGACTTTCCACTGTGTCCATGTCCATGTCTCCGTCGAGTACGATGTGATGATGCCATCTGCCTTTCTCTCCCTGCTCCGTAACGTACACATACCGAGCGTTCGGAAGACCTCTCTTCTTTCTCTTGTAGTTCAGGCGGCGGATGTAGTTCTGCATATGGCTCTTCGCCACTTTCATGCTCGCAGGTGTGTACTCTGCCGAATATGTGAACGTGGCCCATATATCCCTGTCACCAAAATTCTCATTGATGACTCTCTCACACTGCTTCCTGCTGTTCGTCTCATTCAGGTTCCTCTGTGCCTGTCTGTCCTTCTTCCTTCTGCCCTCCTCTGGAATCTCTTCGGCTCTCTTTCTGGTGAACTCTGGATATATCTCGACTTCCAACTGCTCACCTGCTTTGATCTCCTTTGTGGCATACACATACTTGATCTTCTTTCCATCCATCATCCTCTTGATGATGTCCTCTTCCAGATTCTCAATCTGCTTCTGATATGCCTCTTCATAGTCATACTCTACATAGACGTTTTTCTTTCTCCGTCTCTTGCTCTGCTCCATCCTGAATCACCTCTGTTACTTCTCTTTATCGTTGAAATGTTACTATCCATTACAAGTCCGCCGAACCGCTTCGGGACGCTTGTTTTGATTGACTTTTCAGGCCGTTCGCAGTACAATAATACCGAGATGTGTGTTGACCTGAACGTCAACGAATCGCCTTCGGAAGCCTGCAAGCAATTCCGAAGGCTTTTTCATTTCATGCACTTCTTTTCTCTTCTCTATCCGTCTTTCTGGTTACACTTGTCAATTTCACTTTTGCTGAATCTTCCCGACTGTTGACGATCATTGCGATCGCTGTAAAGACCTTCAGTGCATCCGGCTGTGTTCTTGTTTCCATATTCATTCCTCCTTTCTGTATTTTCCGAGTTTTCTTGCCATTGCTTCGATGACCGTCACCGTCACTCCATTTCCAGCCTGTTTGTATAACTGGCTGTCTGAATTGACAAACTCTGCTCTTTCAAAATAGTCATCCGTCCATCCTTGCAATCTAAAGCATTCTTTCGGAGTTAGTTTTCTGATTGCTATGTAACACTGATATTTTTCATACCAGACCGCATATACGACCAATTCTTCTGACACTTGAACGAATATCCCCTGATTGCAACTTGTGTCTAATGTGTTTGCAATTTCTCGTCCTACTCTTTCCCTTCTTGTCTTACTGTTCGGCATTGAGAAATTTACACTGTCAATTCCTGATCTGCATTCCGCATATCCTTGTTTTGTTGCTTCTTTAACCTTGATTGCAACTCCATGCCGGTCTTGTCCTGTTAGTGTGAACATCGGTTCTCCATCTTCTTTGAACCTTCTTCCGTTTTGACGTTTCTCTGCTCTGTCTGGTGTTAATACTAGAATTGCGATTCCGCTGTCTTGCCCTGCATGGTTCGATGCTCCTTTGTAGTATCTCGCTTTCAGGCATCGTGCCTGGTCTGTCATTTTTGAGCCTTCGTTACATAAATCAATAAAACACGGCAATGCATTGTGATGTCCTCTTCCTCCGCCGGCCGCTGTGTCTAATGCTTCCGTGATTCCTTCCTGTGAAAATACTTGTGTATTTCTCCTGTAACCGTCTCTGTGGTCAATTATTGAAACACTATTCTCTCTGTTTGTTCCTTCGACAGGAAATACTTCTGCGGAACCTCTGCCTCTAAGATGTCCGACAATGAAGCACCTTTCTCTGTTTTGTGGGACTCCAAAATCTTTGGAGTTGAGCACTTGCCATTCTGCATCATACCCTCCCTGCTCCATTTCAATGAGCAGTCTGGCGAAATCCCATCCTCCATTAACACTAAGCAAATTCTTAACGTTCTCAATGAAAAGGTAAGTGGGTTTATTTTCTTCTTCGAGCTGTCCGACAAGGTACATAACTCTGAAAAACAGGCTTGAACGGTTTCCTTGAAATCCAATCTGCTTTCCTGCGACGGAGATGTCTTGACATGGGAATCCGAAGCACCAGCAATCTGCTTTTGGAATGTCTCCGGCATACACTCTTCTAATGTCATTTGCATACCATTCTCCATTTCTGTATTCCTCCTTCAATATCTCTTTTTGCCGTTGTTTCAGTGGCATTTTGTCCAGGAACTCTCTCTGTTCCTGGGTGAGCAGGTGCATCGAGGTGTAGCTTGCAGTCGCGAACTTGTCAAACTCGCAAAAGCCAACGCATTCATGCCCTGCTAATTCCATGCCTCTGCGGACCCCTCCGACTCCGGCAAAAAAATCAATGAATTTCATTTTTCTTCCTCCGCCTTCTTTCTGGCAAGCGTTCTCACCGTGTCTGCCTTTTCGCCTTAAAAAGTGCTAAAACCTGTTATCCATCCATACAGTGTTCTGGCAGACTGTACGTGCCGCCATGTTTTCGCGATGCTCCGATAATGTCTTTCGGCTTACCATCATCAGTGAACACGTTGCCGTCGTGTCCAGACAGGGACCTCGCCCCTGTTTCGGCTTCTATCCTTTGAACATTTTTATTCCCATTGATATGATGTGTTTGCTATGCACCTCTTGCATTTTTCTATCGGTTCGTCTGATGCCCCATTTCCGAATCCCATGCAAGTTCCATCTGCGTCTCTCCCTGCCGTCCCGATCTTTTTCTGTATGCTGCATGTTTTCATTCTCTTTTCTATCCTGCACTTCTTGCATACGATCCTTTTTCCGGCTGTGCATCCTTTTTCTCGTGCAAATGTTTTCGCCCACTCTTTGCTTACACCTGTTTCTTTAGACCTCCAGCCTGTTATCCATTCCCCGCAAATATCGCAATACACATCTGTCTCTACTATCCTGATGATTGCCATCTGCTTTCCCTTCAATATTCATATTCTTTGTTTACTTCTGCATCGGATCCCGTTGCTGTCTGTTGTGTACCGCATGTCTTTCCGATCAGCGTGGTGTCCGCAGATCGGACACCTTCGGAAGCCGCTTTTCTTTGTTCTTGCCATTATCTTCCCGCCTTCTTTTTCTCTATCTTGTCTAACTGCTGCATGATTTTTTCGTATCTTCTTCTGTTGCTTTTCTGTGCCTGGTATTCTTTCGCAAAGCTCTGTGTATCTTCTCCTTTTATTGCTGCCTCTGCCATCTGGTCCGCTGCCTGCTCCATCTTTTTCTGTGCTCCTGCTTCCTTGTCATATGCCATGCAATACATTTCCTGAACCAGTTCTTCTGGAATCGCGTTCGCTTTCGCCTCTGCAATACAAGAGCAGAGTTCCGTGTTCAGTTCTGAAATGGTTGCCTCTCTCTTCTCGACGGTCTTCTTCAGGTCTTTATTCTCTTTCTCTGCTTTGGTTGCTCTCTCCCACGCGATCTCTGCACTTTTTTTCATGCTGTACGCAGTATCTTCTCGAATATTGTCTTCTGCCAGTTCCAGGACTCCCTCCATTGCGAATCCGACGTAACTGTTCTCGCCCAACTCCTCAACAATCTTTCTGATTTTCTCGACCGATTTTCTCTCCTGATCTTTCGTTGTCATGCCTGTTCTCCTTATATGTACTCCCCGGCATTTCCGCCGGGGCCTGTTCTATGCAGTCAGTCCTGCCTGCTTTGCCATCTGCAATCCGATCATGATTCCTTTGACTTCACGCTTCTCGCCGCTGGTCAGCTGCTTCAGCAGTGAAATCATTTCCTCAATGTCCTTTGTCTGGTTCTCTAATTTCTTTCTTTCGGTTTCAAGTGCTACTGCCATGTGTCTTCCTCCTTTCTTCTATGCTGTTACTGGCTCATAATCTTCGAGCAATTCTTTCAGGTTCGCTTTTCTCCAACGATGGAGACGTCTGTCTCCTGTGATGTTCTTCACTGGTTTCTGGAGTGGTTCGCCTGTTACGACGTTTCTTTCCCATTGCAGGTACTGCTTCAGTGAATTATGACAATGTCCATCATTGTGTACTTCGATGAATTTATGTTCATTTCTCTTATTTCTATAGATTGTGATTGTTGTCATGCTTTCCTTTCTGTTTTCCTTGCTATTGTTTTCTCTCCCTTTTAGTCGTATAATTTCTTCACACATCAAATTAAAAGGAGGCATTTATGAAACCTATAAGTTATAAACCTACAAGAGAAGATATCGACACAATTTTATGCACTCTTTCGATTCTCCCTTCTCTCGATATGGAAGTAACAGATATACAGGCTGAAATAAATTTACAGTGTTGTATGTCTGCCGCCCGGAAAATCACTTCCGGAGTCCAAAATCTTTTACCTAATGAATTCCGCGTTATATTTGCATCTCTTAAAGTTTCCCAGCTTATCCTTCAAGGGGAATATCAAGTTGACGCTGAAACCAAAAAAGAATGTATGAATCACTTTTTCACCATCAACAAACTTGTATCAGCCTTTGAATCTTCTTTTTCGTAACTGAATTTTATTTTT